AATTGCTTTTCGGCGTAATCGCCAATATCGCCAATCTTGATCTGCCTAGCCATATCACTCTCTCAGGTACATCTCAAACACGATAGCCGTGTTGTCCTGCTCAATTCGATTGACCTGAATGCACTGAAAGACACGGCCAGATACTGACACTTGGTCAGACACCGCAGGCTCAAAGCTCAGGTCAGCCGCTGCAATGGTCAGCTTCTTATCGCTGCCTTTGACCAGATCGTTGACCTCACGCTGTTGTACCTCCTCCAGTACACCTTTGATTGTGGTGTCGCTGGTGGTTGGCGTCGCTGTACCCGTTGTGGGGTTGTAAGCACCAGTGGTAACGCGGCGAATCGTGATCGAACCGCCAAACTTTGTGATCAGCTTGCGAGCCGTTTTCTGCAGTGAGGTCGAAAGCGCCATCAGATCTTGTAGGCGATACAGGCTCCGTTTTGGAGCTGAATGCTCGTGAAATAACCAGTCAAGTGAGCGCCCTGATCGACTGATGCACCGGCAAAGCTGCTGTCGGTGATATTGGTAGACACAATCGCGGTGATCGTGCTGCTTTCGTAAAAGTCAATGTGGCTGAATTTGCCAGTGTGCACAGCAGTGTCAGTAATGACCTCAGCGCCAAGGGCGTAATTGACTTCAGATGCTCCGCCGTGTGACTTAGCCATGATCAGATGTTGTAAGCGATGACAGCGCCACTTGAGTTCAAAGTGAAGCTGGTGAACACGCCCTGAAGCTCAAAGCCAGCGGGCAAGCCTTCCCCAACCAAGCTGTTGCCGGTGTAATTCTCAACGCCCAAAGCGCTGAACGATGTATTGGCTTTGACGATGACGATGCGATTCCAGCGGCCAGTCTGAGCGGCAGTGGTATTCACAAAATCCCCACCAAGGCTATAAGCGGGGTCGATGCCGTTATGCCTGCCCATTGATCAGCTCCGCTTGATGGCAAAGTTTCCTGGTCCGCTAATTCTAAGTCCAGTCATATAGCGCTCATAGATCGGCGGAACACGATCAGCGCCCGTAGCCATGGCACTAGCCCCAGCCGTCTCAACGTTCAGGGTGCCGATCTGGACGCGCTTGTAATCCTCAAGGCCGCTAAGGCCCATGCCGTCTTTGTTGTTGTTGAGGTAGACGGCTAACACGACCTGAGCCTGCTTGATCTGATCAGGAATCTCAGTGTCGGTGTAGTAGTCAGTGGTGATCTTGAACGGGAACCCGATTGCGTAGGTGTTGATGTAGGTGTCGGGCTTGCGAACACCAGTGCGGGGCCACTGCAAAGCTTGGGTGTCAGTAGCCCTTGCGCCTAGAAAGCGCTCACGATCAATCCGCTGCGTAGCGGTGTAAAGCGCACGGTTTTTCTGGTCAGTAGTAGCCGACGCCCATGCGGTCACGTCGTCGTTTTCGACCATGCCATCAATCAACGCCTGAGCATCAGCCAGGGTGAGATAGCTATTTGCGCTGGCACCGCCAACAGTGGCGTCAATCGTGATTGCCATCAGCAGGCTCCGCCTTGGGCTTTACCGTACGACGTTTTTTAGGCGCCGTTTGTTCCGGTGTTGATTCAAGTTTAGGGGTGGGCTCTGCATTAGAAAAAGAGGCCCCAGCCGAAGCCGAGACCTCCCGTTCACGCAGTCGCCGGAAGGCGAACATACCCATCAGGAGCTAGCGCCCTTCAGAGCAACGAAGTTGAGCACGATTGCTTCGCCCAGGGAGCCGCCGGACACGTTACCCACAGTGATCTTGAAGGATCCTGCAGCCAGAGTGTTGGCCTGCACCACATAAGCGCCAGCAGTACCGGCAGAACCGTGGTTCACGACAACGACATCAGTGGCAGCGACTTCGCTGTTGGTCACGGTGAAGGTGACTTCGGCGCCGTCAGCCAGAGCGGCGTTGTGCATGGTGATTTGACCCGAAGCAGCGTTCAGGGTCACGCCAGTGGACTTGCTGGTGCCTTGGGTGACGGTGCCACCTTTAGCGGGTCCAACAAGTTTGCCAGCGGTTGCTTCGAAAATGGATGCCATCGTTAGTTCCTCCTATCAGTCGTAGTTGGAAGTGATGGTGGCGCGCACGATGCCAATGTTCTTGGTTTCGTACACTTTCGACCAGTTAGTAACCGTGGCCAGCTGAGCGCGGGTCGGGTTAGCAGTGGTCACAGCCCACTTAGCACCAACCGGGTGGTAGATGTAGTGCATGTCAACCGACATGGCATCGCTCTTGGCGAGGATGTCACGGTCAGTTTCAGTGCGCAGAGCAGCTTGCTCACCAGAGGCAACAGCGCCATCGGTGAAGAAGTAGCAAGCGTAATTGCCACCGCTGTTGGTCACATCGTCAGAGACGATCACGCGCATACCCATGTAGGTAGGAACGCGAACATCACCGAAGGAAGCAGCAACGCTACCGGCGAAAGCGTCGGGCTGTGCGCTATCGGGAGTCAGGCCGCCAGCAATCTCACTCGAAAGGACGTAATCAATAGCCTTCCTTTCCACAAGATCGTAGTAGCAAGCGGAGTGCATTGCCACAGCGGTCAGCTTGTCGCCTTGATCGCCCAGGACGGCACGAGCTTTAGCCACTTGACGGGGGCCAAGGGCGGTAGCACCGCTGGTGTCAAAACGCAGAGCGTCAAAGGCAGGGGAGTCGCCACCGGTCAGGGCGCCGAACACACCTTCCAGACACTTGAGCAGGTCAGCTTGCTGCTGGTTGGCCAAGTAGGCACCAACCTTTTGACCGATAGCGGCCATGGGGTCAGAACCAGCAGCCAGGGCAGCCAGGTCACGAGCTTCAAAAGCACGACCGCGGTGCAGGACCACGCCAACTTGCTTGTCAGCGGTGATCTTGCCAGGGGTCAGGCTGGAAGAATCAGTGAGAACTTCTAGATCACCAGACAGGTTGGCTTTCCAGAAGGGAATGTTGACGAAATCGCCACCATCTTCAGAGGTATTCAGCGCCGCGAGAGGCTGAACAACACCGCTAGCAAGAAACGCGTTCCGCTGGGTGGTTTGTTCAATAACGTAGGGCGTGAAAATCTCAGGGATGATGACATCAGAGCGAAGAGTCGCCATGAGTCAGTACCTAAAAAATTCGTGGTTTTGCGGGCGTAACCCAATGGCGATCTGGCGTAGCCGTCACACCTAACGCATACATATTAAGCATTGTTTGCCGCGGCCTTCAAGCGGTCATACATATCCCGGTCAGTACGGAATAGGCGGGACTGCTCGGTCAAATTGAAGTGATCGCGGCTAAACGGGTTTTTCATGCCTGCGGGAATTTCGCTGGAAGCAGAGCGGACACCGACAGGAGCGCCAGAACCTTTGACACTGGGCGGACGGAACAGATAGCCGCGTTCTGTCTTGAGTTTTTCAACCCATTGATCCATCGGTACTTCGTTGTACCCATCAACGGCGACAGGGTTGCCCGACTCGTCCAGTTTCAGCTGATCACGGACCAAGCGCAAAGCATCGTGGGGATTGTGTGCGCCTTGCTCAGCCAGAATTGCAACCACGCGGTTGTCCAGCTGATTGACGGTCAGCTTTGATTCAAGATCGGCAATCTTGCGCTTCAACTCCTCTTCGCGTTCGGAGAACTGTTGGGCGTACTGCTTGAGGGCTTCGTCGTATTTGCCCTTGGATTCGAGTTCTTCCTGCTCCTTGCGGCGCTTGAACTCCACCAGTTCTTTAACGTCCACGCCATCAGGCACGGCGCTGGTCTTTTCCTTTTGTTCCTTAAGCTTGCCGATCAGCTCGAAGTTCTTACGCTCAAGGGCTTCAATGCTTTTCTTGAGAACGTCAAGTTCTTGATTGTCTGCAGTCGGCGTAGCGTCCTGCATTTGTTCGTCGGACATGAAAGACCCGTAGGGTTACTTGTGGAGTATATCTCTATTTTCAAAGCAAACAATCAGACTGGTGCGGTAATCCCGCTTCAGGGACAATGCGCGAATGGAATACACCGATCAGGGAACCGTGGAACCCTGTGATCGTCCAACTGCTGCGCGCAATTGATCTGCATACGCGCCAATACTTTGCCACTGGCGACAGATGGCACGCCGAACAGGCAGATGAGCTGCGGCGTTATGTGATCGAGCTGAAAGAATGGATCTTCAAGATGGAAGGCCGCTAATCGTCCTCTTCGTCATCCTCTGTGCAGGTAATCACCTCTACGCCTTCAGCAAGTCTGCCCATCAATGCCCCAAGGATTTCAGGGCTATTGGGCGTAGGGAACATGAAGCGACCTTCAACAATGCCATCGGCACATTTCAGGTAAGTGCAACTGCCTTCCCAGATTCGGCCTTTCATTTGCGTTTTGGCGCTGCCTTCAATTCTGACCGTTTTTTGAGAACTGGGTTGCCGGTTGATTCCGATTTGATTCGCAACACAGGGTCATCGGCAGAGCCAACACGAGTAACAGTACCGCCGCGGGAAGTGCGAATAGAGCCACGCTTGCCTTCTTTGCCGACGACCACGCCATAAGTACGAACCCCTTGATAAACCCAGCTGACACGAGAGCCAATGCCAATAGCCATCACTTCTTTTTGCGACGTTTACGGGATTTGCCAGCCTTGGAATAGGCGATGGCCGCGGCCTGCTTGGGGTCCTTGCCCGCCTTGATTTCACGGCGGATGTTTTCCTGAATGACCTTTTTGCTTCGGCCTTTCTTGAGCGGCACTGGGCTGTGGCTGCTGGTTACAGCCTAGTCGTCTTTGATTGCTCCATATCGCTGTTTGAGCTGGGCCAAGGTGACCTCGGAGCCATCTTCACGGACCATCTTTTTCAAGGCTTCCTGTGGCCCCAGCTTGTTTGAAAGCTTGTCAAAATATGCCGCCCGTGATTTACCCAGCACCTCTTCCTGATACGCCTTGGGTTTATCTCGCAGCCATTGCCCATAGGTCGTGCTGGCCTTGACCTGACCGCCTTCTGCAGATCGCTTGAAAAATAAGCTGCCCTTCTCCAAAACTTCCTCCGGTGGACGCAGGCCAAGTTCCTGGTAATTGATCACCGGCACAATGGTGGAACGGCAATTGAAATGAACCGGCGGGACAGGACCATCGCCATAGTTGAACTCCTGGCCATCAAGGCTTTGACAGATCGCTGAGGTGCGGCCATCAAGCGTGGCGACGTATCTGTATTTCTGCGTGACATCTTGGTTGGCTTTATACACGTTGTCGCTTGCGGCGTTGGCGACCTGCTGAATTGACGTGCGAACAACGGTCAGCACCTGATGGTCTGCCATTTTGGTCAGCTCACCGCCAGCCAAGGCTTGTTGCCGTGCAGTCTTTGCAAGTTGGCCAAAGTTCAGGTTGCCGACCAGGCGACGCGCAATCTGCGGTGTTGGTTCGCCCGACAAAAGGCCAGTACGCACAACAGCGTTGAAACGTTGCGCTTGAGATTCAGCTAAGCCG